AAAGTGTTGAAGAGTGGCAGGCGTGGTAAGTACAAGGCGAAAGGTGTTAAGGCTAGAGCTTGGCGCAATAGCAAAACATACGATGGTACATTCATTGGAAAGGGTAAAGACTCAGGGAAATACTTAGTCTTTGCTAGAACCAGTGATACGGCTAAGCTCACGAACTGCATCAGTCTTTGTGCCGGTGCCTGTCCTATTCAGTGCTTGAACAGTAGCCTTTGGTATGGCTGACTCTTGAACCTGTTTGAGTTCTTTGGTTAGTGCAGCTATATCGTCTTTAAAACTGATTTGCATCTATGAGACCACACCACTCAATAAGCGCTGCCCATCTTGGGGTGCGCCACGCTCAAAAGTATATGAATTGAAGTTGTTAAGCTTTAGCCAGGCTTTAATTGCAACTCTCACTTTGAATGAGTAGTTACCATAACCGTTAGTGAGCCTTGCTTTGCCTTGCCCGTTGTGTGAAACGTTGACAGTAAAAAGGCGCTTTGCTCGGTGTGGGCTGTGTACCCTGAGCGTTGCGCCTGTTAACTCGGATTCGACTACATAACCATCCGTTGAAGTAACGGTGGTGAATGCCACGGTTGTTCCCCTTGGGTTATCTCATTCCACTTTCTAAAATCTTGTCTAGCTTTTCATTGATGCTATCTAGCCGCTTTTCTATGCGCCTTGCATCTTCTACTCTTTGCGCTTTTAGGAACGTAATCTCTTGTTCTGTTGCTGATATGCGTTTATCAAAGTCAGTAAAGTAAGTGAACGCACCAATAATCAGAACCAGTGTGGTGAGTATGTGCCCAACTGATATTGATTTCTCAATGTGAAACTTTTCTTGTGACATAGTTAAATAATCGCTTAGCGCCATGGCCGTTCACTCAGAATGTGTGTTACTGAGCATATTACTGTATTTATATACAGCAGTTAATTGGTAATTAGTCTATGGTTTGATGCTAGATAAAAGCTTTGTCTTATCACTGCTTGAACGAGTAGTTCCAACCCAGTACACAACACTGGCAACCCATAAGGTAATCATCTGGCCGCCAAAGTAATTAATCATATCTCTGTTTGAATCAGGGAACTCAACGAAGAAAAGGCCGAGGCCGTAAAGCGTGGCAAGCAAGCTCATAACAATGGTTACGGCTGCAGGCATATTGCTATCTTTGTGAGCGGTTCGGGCGCTCTGCTTATCTTGCAATTCTGCTCTTGTAGTTTCTAATGCGATTTCTTCAAGCTTTTGCTTGTGCGTCAACTGCAGCTCTTTAAGCTTTAGGTGTGAATTAATATCAGCGTCAATCGCCTTGGAAATATCATCAGGATTGTTACCAGTACCAAAAGCAGCGGCAACAACTGAGCCAATGCCAGTGCCAACCGGACCACCTAAAGCGGTACCAAGTAAAGGCGCTACATCAGCAACTTTCTTTCCTAAGTCTGACCAATTCACAATATTCCTCCTAATGCCAAACCAAAACAAAACGCGCAAAACATGAAGCCAGTAAATGAGAAAACGCTCATTGGCTCCATTTCATCTCGCTTATGCTTAGTGCCGTGATATTCAGTTGTTGGTGGGCGTTCGCAACCGCCTATAGTGACGCTTACTTTTTGGTTTTCTGGGCCGGGCGGCATTGGGTTTTTGATTTTTTTATTCGGTTGGTAGCCTTCATTAAGATTCACTTTGAAAGCCTTTTTCGGTCAAATGCTACTGGCTCACCGAAGCTAGCGAATAAGCAGACACCAAACCAAGTAAATGATTTAGCCTTTGCCATTGCATCAAATGTTTCACCTGGACGAATATCAACTTCTGAGCAAACAGGTTCATATGCGTCTTTTGTTTCCTCAAGCATTACCCACTCATTAATGAAGCGTGGTGTAATTAAACTGAAGAACAACGCTATATATTTCATTGAATAATCTCGAAGTGTGGCATATCAACGAATGAACGCCAGTGGCCGCCCCAGCGTATTTTAACGCCTAGTTCTGAGGCGGCGGCTAACATTGCCGTTGCCACATGAGTAAGATGGTCTTCATCCCATGATGCTGCACCATCGACATAGGCGAAAACGTCCACGGCATCGCCGAACTGGTGTCTTGATGAACGATTGTAACCGTCAACCTGAGACTTACCCGCTTTAAATAATGCGTTTTGCTGTTCTGCAGTTCTATAACCGCCAGTAAACGGAATGCCAAAATCAACCTTTGTTATCTCTAGCGCTCTTCTTACAACTTTCACCAAATCAGGATGAACATCCTTTAGGTGTCTGTTGCTGCGGCGGCTTAGTTTAAACATGATTAATTCCAGGCATAAAAAAGCCCCGACTAATAAGTCAGGGCTTCGGGTAAACTCTCGCTAAGATATAAATATTATGCCATTTTTAAGGGCCGATATTTCACAACATCTGGTGCTTTTGACGCAAGATGTGGTGTTTTACTCAGTGTAAGCGCGAAATTAAGAGATTTTCAGCTTCTCGTAGGTAGTAATCATTGCGCACTTTGTTCTTTATATACTTATCTTTTAGCGCCAGCTTAAAGTTGTGCGGCAGCTTATCAACAACGTTGCCGATTTCTTCAATGTGCTCAGGCACAAATAAGTTATCAGCTTGGTGGCTAAATAAGTGTAGGTCTGAAGATACTAACACTTGAGTTCTTAGCATTTCGCATATTCTTGCGGTAACCGATTGCCTAGCATAGCCCTGCCCTTCCTCAGCTCTTGCCCAGAACGAACCCCAGACCCTAAGATCCTTCCTCACTTGCTTTATTGTTTTAAGCGGCATTGGTTAGGCCCTCGATTTCCATTAATGAAAAATGAAGCGTTTCAACAATAAGTATAACATCATCAAAAGGCGGTCGCGAAAGCCCACACTCCCAGTTATATATAGTGTTTTTTGCAAATCCTGTTAGTTCTGCAAGCTCAACTCTTGAATAACCTCGGCGGTTTCGGGCTTCTTTTATTATGATGCCGCCTTGTGTGGGTCTGCCTTTTGCCATAACAATCAACCTTATGCTGCAATTGCGTCAATAAGAAAGTTATCCACTGAACGGTATAGTTCTGGGAGCGTTCCGTTATTTTCAATTTGATAATTTATTAAACTGCTGCTTATACCGCTTTCCGATGAATGTGCGGCCACTTGGTTTATGCCTTGCCTTACTATTTCAATGACTATACCGCCAGATGATATTACCGCCTCGGCCTCGTCATCGAATCTGCAATCACTAATCACAATGTTTTCGTGTTGCTCCATTTCTTTTTGGGCGCGTAATATCCATAAGTCTGAATTGATAGTATTACGCCCCCACTCAGTTCCTAGCGTCTGAAGGGCTACACGAGGTGAAATGCCGTAGCGCTGATCAACTTCTTCTTTCAATTCACCATATAAATGTTCATCACCCCAACCAAACATGCTACGGCATGCATCTTTCATCGGCTTACTAAACCAATAGTGGTGAAACTTGTACGCTTCTTGTAAGTGAGAGGCTACCGTATCTTTTCCGCTTCGCGCTTTACCTGTTAAACCGATGATCATTATTTACGCCCCTTAAAAATGTGCTTCACCATGTATGGGTGAGTTTTGATAGATGCCACTATTGCTAATGGCCCTGAAGTCATAAATGCCACCCCTTCAGCGGTGAGCATATCCCCTGCCGCTAACCCGCCTATGATGGAAAATACAAAGAACTGGCTAAAACCAATAAGCAAACTACCTACTGCAGCACCAATACAATTTGCATCCCTTACCATTTGACTTTGAATACCAAGCAAGAAAACTACGGCGAACTGGCTTACAAATATTATTAAAGCGCTCATTAATCTGTACCCCTCACCGTTTCTTCAATACGTCTTGGTGAATAGCCAATCTTCTTATCAAAGATAATGCCTTGAATACCTCTATCAGCGCCGTATGCTCCACCGTGGGCGTATGCGTCTTTAGGCGGGATAATGCCGACTGTTTCAACTTTACAGCCAGGGTGCTCTTTGAATTGAACCCATGAATTGTGATGTACGTGGCCGCATATCCAATGGCGGTAAGTGGTGCGCTTAGGTTATTGGAAACATTGGGTGGATGACGTAGCTCTATTCGAGAAAAGAGAACTTATAAATGAATGGTACACAGAACTAGAAGCTCTAGACTTAGAGTTCCCAACTGTAAAACAGTTC